GAAAACGCTACAGACCATTGAACGGAACGTCCTCGCCCCACTCATGGACGAACGCCTCTTCGGGGAACTAGCGAAGCAGATCATCCACACCAAGGGTTCGGGTACTACCCTGATCCTTGGCAAGGAAGTCGCTTTGGTGGGTGCGAATGACTCGCGCTCGGAAGAGAAGATCCGCGGCTCCACCGTCGAGCTGGCTTACGTGGACGAAGCGACCCTGTTGCCGCTCGGGTTCTGGGAAATGCTCGTCAGCCGTCTCCGCGTGGCCGGGGCACGGCTACTAGCCACCACGAACCCAGGCTCAACCCGGCATTGGCTGCGGTTGGACTGGATCCTTGAAGCGGCACGCAAAAACATGCAGGTCTTCGACTTCACCATGGACGACAACCCGCAGTACTTCGAGGGCGGCAACCCCGGCCCCGCCTACATCGCGGACATGAAAGCCTCATACTCGGGCGTGTTCTACGACCGCATGATCCTTGGCATGTGGACCAACGCCGAGGGCGCGATCTATGACATGTGGGATCCCACCCGGCACGTGATCCCGTGGGCTGACCTGCCGCCCATCCGACGCGTGCTGGCCGTGGCGATTGACTACGGAACCCAGCACGCCACGTCCGTGGGCATGCTCGGCCTCGGGTACGACCGGAAGCTCTACCTCATGGACGAACTGCGCATCGACACGGCGGTCAACAGCCTACGTCAGTCCCCGTCGCAACAGTCCAAGACCGTGCGGGACTGGATCAAACAACCACACCACCCCGAACAGGTGGCACTCACGCCTGAGTGGGTGATCGTGGACACCGCCGCCGCCGACTTCCGCCAGGAACTCTACGTGGACGGCCTCGCCACCCAAGGCGCGAAAAAGGATGTCGTCTACGGCATCGGCATCGTCTCGTCCCTGCTCGCCAAGGCCCAGTTGATCATCACTGACCGGTGCACGGGCGTGACGAACGAGATCACCGATTACGTGTGGGATCCCAAAGCCACCGAATGCGGCACTGACGCGCCGATCAAACGCGATGACGACTCCATGGACATGCTCCGCTACGCCGTGACCACCACCGAATCTTTGTGGCGCGGCGAACTCGAATAACCAACCTGAACAGGAGGGGCTTGTATGGGCTTGCCCAATAACATGGCGTGGCCTCCGACTCAGTTGGCGCAGATCCTCCCGAAACTGGGCGAATGGTCCGCATGGTTCGCGGGCGACTCGGACCAGCTTTCCATGGTGTATGGCGGGGCAACAGGTTCCGACCCGTCCGCTACCGGGTTCTTCGCGTCCGACCACGGCGGCTTCCGTGCCACCGTAGGCCGCGCGCTCACCCGCTGGTTCTGGGGTGAAGCGTCCCGCGGACCAGACCGCCGAGTGAAACTCCACATCCCGATTGGCGCGGAAATCTGTCAAGCATCTGCCGACCTTTTGTTCTCCGACACCATCACGGTCAGCTCGGACAACAAGGACGCACAAAACCGCCTCGACGAACTCTGCGATGACCACTTCAACGCCGAGATAACAACCGCCGCGGAAGTCTGCGCGGCCCTCGGCGGCGTGTACCTGCGAGTCACGTGGGATCCGGCACTGAAAGACGCCCCGTTCATCACGCACGTTGACGCCGACATGGCGATCCCCGAATTCTCGTGGGGCACCCTCACCGCCGTCACGTTCTGGCAGGTCGTCGCCCGTGAAGGCAAGTTCGTGTACCGGCATTTGGAGCGGCACGAGAAAGACGCCAACGGTGAAGGCATCATCCTTCACGGCCTCTACCAGGGCGAAGAGGACAAGCTAGGCCACCCCGTACCTTTGACGGACCAGCCGGCGACGGCCCCCCTCGCGAAGGACGTTGACGCGTTCGGGATCATCTCGTCCCAGTCCCCCGGGCTGTGTGTCGTGTACGTGCCGAACCAGACCCCGAACCGGCGCTGGCGCACCCACCAACTGGGCCGCAACCTTGGCCGCTCCGACCTTGACGGTGTTGAGCAGCTCATGGACGCGCTGGACGAAACCTACACGTCGTGGATGCGGGACATCCGCCTCGGCAAGGCCCGCCTGATGGTAGCCAAGCAACTGCTGAACAATGTGGGCACGGGTAACGGCAGCGCGTTCAACGCGGAGCAGGAAGCCTACGCTTCCATGAACATGCTCGGCGGTCAGGACATGAAACTGGCCGACCAGATCCAGCAGATCCAGTTCAACATCCGGGTAGCCGAACACAAAGACACAACCTCGCAACTGACCATGGAAATCCTTCAAATGGCGGGCTACTCCGCGGAAACCTTCGGGATCTACGAGGGCGGCGGGGCAACCAAAACCGCCACCGAAGTCGAAGCGAAACAGCAACGCTCACTGCTGACCCGCGACCGTAAATGGCGCTTGTGGCGTCCGGCGCTACAGGACGCTTTGGGGAAGCTGCTCAGGGTCGATAACGCGATCTTCGGCAACAACACCGTCCCGGACGACGCGGATGTTGACATTTCCATCGCTGAGGGTGTGCAGGAGTCCATGCTGACCCTCGCCCAGACGGTGCAGATCCTCCGTGCCGCTGATGCCGCCTCGGACGAGGTTGTTATCGGCATGATCCACCCGGACTGGGACGAAGAGCAGATCAAGGACGAAATCGCCCTGATCCAGGAGCAGAAGCAGACCGCCTTACAGGCGTCTTTGCCGCCTGATCCGATGTTCGAGGCACCGACGCTGCATGGTCCGCCCACGCATGACCCGAACCCTGTTGGCAGTCACGGGCGCGGTAAGCAGCCGGATCATTTGCAGGTGAAGAAACGCGGGTACGGCGGGCAGTTCGCCTAAGTAGGGGGTGCTTGTGGAACCGCAACAGGCACCCGCACGGGACAGTCTCCCGGTGACCGTTGACGCGCTCGCCGCGGCCGTAACGGTGGTGTATGTGGACGCTGAGCAGGGCCTCATCGTGAGGTCCGCTCAGATCGTCCGGGACGCCATTGAGGCGGGGCCGGGAAGCCTCGCGTACGCGATGCTGTACAGCAATTTGCGGGCCGAAGCGAACCGGACAGCGGCGAGCGTGGCACGGCAGGTGCAGACCATGGCTCACACCGTAGCCGAGACGGCGGCACGCAACGGCAACCTGACAGCGGCGCGGGAGATACGCGGCTACGCGGAGCAGTACAAGCTGTCCGGGAACGTGCTGGACCTGCTCCCGCACGATGTGAACAGTTCCCGACTGATGGCCCAAGATCTAGCCGTACGGTTGGACGCCGCGGCGCACCGCATCACACGGTTCGCTGACGACGCCTACCGTGCCGCAACAGTCAGTGCCTCGTTGGAGCAGATCCTCACCCACCTCGGGAAAGCCACACCGGCTGAGGCGCAGGCGCAGGCGTGGCGGGAACTAACCGCTAAAGGCGTCACCGGGTTCACGGACAAAGCGGGACGCCAGTGGAACCTCGCCACCTACGTGGAAATGGCCGTACGCACCGCTACCCAACGGGCTTACAACGCCTCGCACCGTGACCGGCTCACACAGGCCGGGATCACCTACTTCACGATCAGCGACACCGGACGGCCCTGCCCGTTATGTGCCCCGTGGGAGGGGAAAGTGCTGGCCGACGCCGGTCCCGGTGAGTTCACGGAACCGAACGCCGGTGAAGGCAACCCGGTGACTTTCCATGTGGCGGCGACCATCGAAGAAGCCACCGCAGCAGGCCTGTTCCACCCGAACTGCAAGCACACCCTGACCGCGTTCCTGCCCGGTGTGACCGTGTTGAAACCCAACGCATGGTCCGCGCACGAC